GTAAGAATTGGCATAAACATTCGTAGACACCGTAGTGTCAACAGCTTGAAAAGCAACATCTCATTTTGGTTGCATCTGTTGTGACCGCAAAGGCCTATTACTTTGTTCTTCATCAGCCGTCTCTTTCTTGCCAAACAACGAAGTGAACACAACACGAAAAAGTGTGAGCGCAATGCGAATAGCAGTAACGACAGCAAAACCTATAGCAGCACCCCGCAAAAAGTCTTTAACAGCTACGAGAAACGCGTTCTCTTGCTGTATAAACTCACTGTAAGTGTACTCAAAAGTCTGTTCATACTCCTTTTGGGTCTGTGGCCGGCAATCAAAGCTGTAAACGGACTCACTGTCCACCTCGCGCCCTGATTGCTCAGTCACGTCTGTAGCGGGAGCAAAACCTGATACGAAGTCATTCAAAAATTCCTTCATGTCAGAAAACGACTCCTTGCGACATTTCAAATCAACAACAATGTCACATATCACTTCTCTCAAAGGCTTCCAGTCATTGGCAGTCTGCCCACTCAAGTAATTGTGTGTGGCAGCCTCCCAAATATGCCATGGAAACCGGTCAAGGCCTTGGTTCACCTCTTGACAGCGTAATTTCTCACGTGTAAAAGCATTATAATCAAGCTTACCATCAACCAAGTATTCAGGCAAAACCCTCAACTTGTAAGGATGGTTCAGTCTCCTGACCACCGCAGCAGGTTCACACAAAACTGTGTCAGCCTCTGCTTTAATGCACGACACATTAGTAGTGCCAAAAATGAACTTAGAACCGAAATAAACACGACCTTTCGAAGCTAAATCTGCAAAATTCAAAGGAAAAGACCAAGTTCCAACCATCCTGATAAGTGTCATGAAATCATTCTCCTTATCACTAACATTAGTGCGTCCTTGGAAAGCATCATCCATGACCAAACTAATCTGGCCAGCATAACCATTCCAATATTCACTAGTGCCTTTCTGCCATACATTCTTGGCCACATCATCAGAAGATGCACCAGCAGGCAACAAACCACTCAAAAGCATAATAGCGGAACACAATGGCATAGCCATCAAAGTCTTGCCAATACCTGGTTCACCCAAAAACATGGCACATGCGGGTTCAAAACGAAAATTATTACGTGCGTTAATAGCCCCCATGTATGGTTGTAACAAATTCACAGCAGCAATTACATACTTGTCAACAAGCGGAGCCATAGTAGTTCCTCGATACAATTCTTTAAAACCATACCCGGTCCTAACTAAATCAACC